AATATGAACTAAGTTTATGGTATTTGCACTGACGCTTTGAACAGCTTCTAAGCAGTGTTCATTTAAATGAGTTTCTAATAAAGCTAATATACTAGATTTATTGCTAGATTTATTACTAGATTTATTGCTAGATTTATTACTAGATTTATTACTAGATTTATTGCTAGGTTCGCTAGGTTCATTACTAACTAGTTTATATTCGTTTGCTAGTTCACTAAGCTTTTTAAGTGATAGTTTATGTAATGTTTTAATATCACACATTGGGATGCTATAGTCTGTTTTTTTTGCGTGTATTTTACAATAATAAGTATTATTTTTAAAAAAAGCTGGTTTGTTTTTACATAAATGGTGTGTGCAATTATTATTATTGGAACATAAATTTAATACATCCCATTTTATTATTTTAAAATCATTAGCTTCATTTGTTTCGATTATAATAAATGCTAAATTCTTTATACCAATATCTATACTTAATAATTTCATAGTTATAGTTATATAATACTTGTTTAAATAAGTATTATATAGTTATTTGTAAAGTTAGTACAAACTAATTAACGTAACGCAGCTACGCATATGGAATAATGTATTCTTGAAATATAGTATAAAATCATATTACTTAAGAAAGACATAAAATATGCGCCCATCGCATATTGACTATTTTTTCTAAATAAACCCAAAATAAAACCAATAAGCGCAGCAATGGCGAAAAACAAACTTATTAGTCCAAGATAGTAAAATAACATACAATGATCACGACTAAGAGGAGACATCAAATTATCAAAAAAATTCATATTTTTATATAATAATAATATAATAAAATTATATAAAATATATAAAATAGATTAAAATATATAAAATAGATTAAAATATATAAAATAGATTAAAATATAGAATTATTCTTTAAATTACTTTTATTAAATACTAAATACTAAATAGTACTTACTAATTACTAATTACTAATTACTAATAATATACTTTGTAACATGTTTTTGAGCGTCTAGCTGTTGTTTACTTAAATATATATTTTTTAAGTTGCTAGTTTCATAACCATATGGTTGATCGCGTGTCAAAGTAGACATAAAAATATATGGTGTTTTACTATTAGCATTATTAGAACTTGTGCTATTATAATAAGGACATACACTACATTCATTACAAGCAATTAATTGATTATTTTTAATTAGCGCATCACTATTTGTTTGTAAATATTTTCTATAATCACTATTTGTTTGTATATTATTTCTATGTTTCAAAACATTATCATTTAAAACAGATGAGTTATAATCGCTAAATAATCTTGAGTCATCCATTAATGGTGGATAATTAAAATGTATATTATTTGAACCATTATAGCAAGTTCCCCAACTCATAAAATTAATATTATATAGTAATAATATTAATTTTTATAACATTAATTTCTAAATTAATTATACTAATTTAGTCTAAATTATACTAATTTAGTCTTAATTATACTAATTTAGTCTTAATTAGTGTAAACAAAGTTCTCTAAAAAATAGTTTTCTAAAATAAATCTTTATTTACTTTTCCAGGTAGTCCATGACCAAAAACAATCATATATATTAAAGCTAGCGCTGCCAATACTATACTTCTATTTTCCGCAACAACATGTCTCTGTTTAAGACCATATACCATTATTACATATAATACAATTCCAATTATTACAGAATGCACTAACATCATTAGTCCTGACTCCATTTTTATATATATTAACTATAAAATTTATTTATTAATTATGTAATTTATTTATATAATTTATTTATATAATTAATTTATTAAATTTATTTTTGTAATAATTTAATTAACTCATTTTTTTTCAATTTTAGTGCCTCCTCATTATCTAAAATATTTTTTGTAACAACTAGTGCTCTTAAATCATCTATTCTCATTTTGCTATAGTTCTTTTTTTCTACTTTTTGTGTTGTTTCTGAATTATTTTCTAAAGTAATTACTTTCGAACTAGGTTCTAACTCTTCATTATAATCATTTAATACAATTGGTAAATTTTTGATAAATATGTCTTCATCAGTATTTAAATAATTTGAAGTATTACTAATTTCAACTAGTTCTACATTATTAGTACTAGTACTAAGTGTTTGACTTGTTTGAATCGTTTCATAAAAGTCTTTATTTAGTGTTAATGGTTCTTTTATATCAAACACTTTGGTATTTTTAGTGTTATCGTGTTCCTCGTCATTATCCTCGTCATCATCCTCTTCATCATCATCATCCTCGTCATCATCCTCTTCATCATCATCGTCATCGTCATCATCCTCGTCATCGTCGTCATCGTCGTCATCGTCTTCTTCATCATCAGAAACATTTATTTTTTTTTCCGTAGTCAATTTTTTAACTAGTTTATCATTATTTGTTGTACTACAAATATAATCATCACACTCTTCATAGCTACATATTCCATCATTAGTTCCTGATTTATTTATTAAACATAGTCGACTCATTTGAGTATTATAATTTACTATAAAATTTTGTAATATTTTACCATGTTCTATTATACTTCTTTCCAATAAATTAAGTCGCCGATAGCAATACAACATTATAGAACCACCTATTAATAACACTAATCCTAATGTTAATAAAAACCCAGAATCTATAAATTTAAACAAATGTAACATTTATATTATACTTAAATTATATTATTTTAAGTATTGTTTAACGAATTAATATTAATTCATTATTAATTCATTCCGTTTATTATATTTTCTGGAAATGCTAAGTCTTTAAGAACTTTTTGTGCGCCTTTTACTTTTGATACTCCTTTTTTTATTTTATATGTATATACAAAATCATTGTCCTTTTTCAATACATTCATACAATAACAGTTATTTTGCTTATTTAATTTCTTACATAATTTTGTATAATGTGTTGTCAAAATATAATCTAAATTGCTAAACTTATTTAAATAAGTTAAATAACTTAATGAAGAAGTTAAAGCTTCTTCAGGATTAGTTCCACTATAAAGTTCGTCAAATACGCAAAAATGATTTTGTTCTTTGTTACTTTCAACATTATCTAATATATTTTTACATTGTCTGGCTTCTGCTTGATATAAACTATCACGACCACCTGTATCTGGAATATTTATATAACAGTGTATATAGTCATATAGTTTGACTTGTGCTTTATCAAAAAATCCACACCCAATTTGTTGACATAATATAATATTAAATAAACTAGATTTTAAGATGGTTGTTTTGCCTGAAGCATTTGGGCCTGTAAGTATTAAATTTTTATCTAAACAATACGAATTTTTTACTATTAGTGGCTTATCCAATGTATTCGTTTCTCTTGTATTTGAATGTTGAATAACATTTAAATTAGCATAATATGCATTAGTAAATTTTGTAGGACTAGTATTAGAACTATTATAAGAACAATAATTTAATATATTTTTACTTATAAATTCTTGCAACTTTTCAATATTTTTAATATATCCATTAAAACCAAATGAAAAATGCAAGCTTGTAATAAATATCTTATCTTTATTTAAAGAATAAAAACATTTCATCAATTGTCCTAATTCGGTAAGTTTAAAAATACTCAATTTATATGGCTCTAGCTTAGTCAATTCATTATAATAACTAGCAAAAATTGTGCTATTTTTTGTTAGTTCTTCATTAAACAACTTATAACTATTTAAATGCTTTGAATAATTCAAAAAATTAGCATATTTATTTAATGCATTACTTATATAGTCTTTTAGATCTAACAATGTATTATTTATATATTTAATATTTTTAAAATATTTGATACAGCTTGTAAAATTTAAATACAATTGAAAAATATAAAACCCAAAACTAAATAATAAATAAAGTTTATTGCTAACTGTTGTTTCGCTAAATGAACTAAACAACTGCCCTATAATATGGTTCGCAAATACTTTCTTTAAATGCTCAAAATATAAATCAAAAGTTATATCATAACCCTGTATTTTAATTATAAAAAATGGTAATAATAAAAATATAATTGGAATTAATAGCGAAAATACTGGACTTGAGAGATTATATATGCTTAAACATTGCATTAATATAGTGTTATTGTTATATTTATCTAATAGTGGAATATCAATATATTGATAGTTATTAACAAATCCATTGTCATATATAATTTTGTTACAATTAGTATATAATTGTTCTTCTTTTGTTATGTTATTATCATCGGCAAAATTCACTTTTTTAATAGATTTGTAATTTTTCAATAGCTCTTGGCTTTCTAGCAAAAACTCTTTATCAATTGTATAATAATTAGACCATCTATTTAAAATATTCTTTTCAAAAATATTTGTAGGGTCAAACACATGATAATATAAATTGTAAACACATGAATTATTTTCTGACTCATCTTCTTTTGTTACTTTTAATTCTAAATCACTTATTATATTATTATTCAGTAGTTTTAGTTTTGTTTGTTCTAAATATTCTATTGGTAACTTAAAGCAATCATTATAATCGTTGGTGCTATTCTTTTCTGGGTCATCGTAAAAACTTAATATCGTTGATAATATATTCATTGTGTTTATTAATAATTAAGCAATACTTTATATATATTAATAAAACGAAAATAATTAAAAGAATAAAACTATTATTAATAATACTATGATTAGTTACACTAGTTCATTTATTAGTGAGTATTATTTATCATTAGAAAATAAAACTTTAGACGTTCAATTATTAGAATGCCTAAATTCAATATTAGAAACAATAAATAATGATATTTCATTAAATAATATTGATAATGATAACGATTTTAGATTCAAAAAAACAAAGTTAAAAGGTAAAACCAGTGATAATTATTATCAACATTCTTATAATAACAATAACAATAACAATAACAATAACAATAACAATAACAATAACAATAACAATAACAATAACAATAACAATAATACTAGTCGCTCTAATAGTATTAAAAAGAAAGAAGAAACTAGAACCAAAATTGAGGTAGTTAAAAGCTCAATTAAAAGTATATTAAATAAGCTAACCCCATCTAATTATGCTAAATTAGAACATGAGCTAATAACATTGTATATGGAATTATTAACAAATTGTATAGAAAGTAATAATAATGAAGACATTAATTATATTGATAATTATATTATAACATACATATGTTATAATAATGTAAGTTATAGCGCCATTTATAGCGACATATTATTTTCAATATTTAATGTATACTATAATAAAAATTACAAATTAGAAACATTGACACATTATAATTTATTACAAAAATATTATAATGAGTTTTTAGATTTTAATACTATAATTAAATACAATAATAGTACTATATGTGATGAGTTTGTTATAAATAAAAACAATGATAAATATAAGTGTTTTATTATTTTTATAATAAATTTGTATAAGCATATAAACATTAGTTTATATGACCCATTAAATATAGAGAATGGGAAGCAAGAATTTTATAGCAACTTTTTCATAAATCACGATTCTATGAAGTCAACACTTTCACACTTTACCGAATTTTTTATAAAAAATTTAGAATTAGAAAATAATAAAATATATTGTGAAACAATACAAGAATTTTTACTAATATTTTGTAGCGAGTTGTTTAAAATTAGCAAAGTTATTAAACTAGCAGACCACCCTACAAATATATTATGTAATCTAGTTGATTCATTTAAATTGTTATTATTAAACAATACTAGCTATCCTAGTTTTACAACTAAAATTAAATTTAAATTAATGAATATATGCGACAAATATGATGAACTTGTAAAAACCTAGTTATTTTATAGATTATAAAATAGTTTTTTAAATAGTTTATTTTATAATAGTTTAAACATTTCATATAAAATAATTTATATTATATAATGGTAGTCTCCAAAATTAATAATACAATTAAATACGAAGAGACTAAAGCTATAGCAACCAATGATATTGATGTAGAATCAAGTATATATTCGGCAAAAATATATGATAAAACTATACAATTTGTATTAGGACTAGCACAATTTGAGCATAAAAGTAAAAATATTGTATATTTTAATATTTATTTAGCAAATAATGGATTTGTAATAGCTAAAATTGGAATATATGAAACATATAATAATATTTATTCTACATTATTAGATGAAGATGGTGATATTGACTTATCTAAAATGCCTGAACCACTATTATTTTCATTTGCCAAATCTTTAATTGGCTCATTACCTAGTGATACTAGTGTATTGTCTGAAGACGAAGACGAAGACGAAGACGAAGACGAAGACGAAGAAAGCCAAAGCAGTGAGGATTCTCCTATTGATGATAAAGGCAAGACAGGTGCTGTATTATCAAAAAAACCAACTTTTGATATAATGGCTTTGGCAAGCCAAACAAAAGAAGAAAGCGACTATGAAATCAGTAAATATGTTGAAGACCCAACCCATAACTGGGTAAATAAATATTTGAAAAGTGTAAAATATTCAATAAAAGGAAATGAGGGTGGTGGTGATTGCTTTTTTGCCTCATTGCGTGATGGATTAAGAAGTGTTAAGATTGAAACATCAGTAAAAGCTATTCGTGAAAAATTGGCAAATGAAGTTGATGAAACAGTATATAATACTTATTCTGAATTTTTCAAATTGTTTTATGGTGGTATGAAAACTTCACAAACCATGCTTAAAGAATTTAAGAGCAAACATAATACAATAAAGAAACTAATTGGTGGAACAGTTGATGGACAAACTAAGAAAAACTTGATTGCTGACGCTAAGACAAATTTTAGTAAATATAGTGCTACAAATCAAGAGTCTGATGAATTTCAAGAACTAGTGGAAGAATTTGCCTTTATGCAAGATGTGAATGATGTTAACGACCTTAAAAAAGTAATTTCAACTGTTGGTGGAAAATATTGGGCGGATAATTGGGCAGTTGTTACTTTAGAAAGGCTATATAATGTAAAGTTTGTAATATTATCACAAACTCATTTTTTGGAAGGTGAAAAAGAATTGGTGTTACAGTGTAGCGAAGCAGATAAACAAATAATGGCAAAAGGATTATTTGAACCTTCATATTATATTATGCTTGATTATTTAATAAGTAAACACAGCAGTCATTATACACTAATTACATATGATAAAAATATAGAGCGCGGCGCTTTTACTTTTAATGAACTACCTTATAGAATAAAGGAGCTAATTTTAGAAAAATGTATGGAAAAAATGGCTGGATTATATACATTAATACCTGATTTTATTCAATTTGCTAATAAAAACGGAATAACAACATCTAGTGTTAACGTTAAATCTGATTCTTTAGTTGGAACCAGCCCTAATACAAAATATTATAATAAGTCAATAATTATTCAAATATATAATAAGTCTAGACACGTAAAAATAGGTCAAGGAAGCGGGGAAAGTATTAATCCCGAATTAAAAACTGCCAAAAACATATTGGAGCTTAATAACAATAAAGAATATGTTGATTGGCGTAAAAAGTTAGACTCTCAATATTTAGTTCCTAATTTAGTAATTGATGGAAAGAACTGGTCTAGCGTTATGCATTATATGTTGGCAGCTAGGTTTAAACCGAGTGTCGAGTTATATAATAAATTTACTAAAGATGGTCAAGTTGGTTCAAATATTGATGATGCCTATAAATTATATAATTCTAATATTTCAAAAAAATCACTTGGTTCTCTAGTAATAGATGAAGAAGAATTTGCTAAAATGAAATATGGATTGTTAGAAAAGGCGCAATATGCTAAATTTACACAAAATGAAAGTTTGGCAAAAATATTGTTATTAACAGGACAAGCATTAATCAATGTTTATAAACCAGGAAAGGGGGGTGGTATATATCAAGATAATGAATTAATGAAAGTGCGAAGTTTATTAGCAAATCCAAATCCAAAACAAAAACAATAATGTTTTTTAATAATTATTATAATTGAATAAAATAATTTAATACTAACTTAGTATTAAATTATATTATATTATATGACTTATACTTTGTTAATTGTTGAGTCTCCCGCAAAATGTGGCAGCATAGAATCCTTTTTAGGACAAGGCTATAAAGTAATTGGTTCGTGCGGACATATTACACATCTCTCAAGTTTAGAACAAATAAACATTGGCGCTAATTACAAACCTAACTTTAAATTAATTGAAAGCAAGCAACCACAAATTGCCAAAATCAAGAAAGCAATAAGTGGGTCTCAAGAAGTTATTTTAGCAACTGATGATGACCGCGAAGGCGAAGCTATTGCATGGCATATAACACAAGTTTTTAACTTAGATGTGGCAAAAACCAAGCGCATAATATTTCATGAAATTACTGAAAATGCAATCAAAGTTGCTCTGGCAAATCCCAGAACAATAAATATGAATATTGTTTATGCGCAACAAGGTCGCCAAATTTTAGATTTACTTGTTGGATTTACTATTACTCCATTGTTATGGAAATCTATAGCGGCAAATAGTAAAAATTCGCTAAGTGCTGGGCGTTGTCAAACTCCCACATTGCGTCTAGTGTATGATAATTATAAAGCAATTAAAGAGTCACATGGAACACTTAGCTTTAATAGTGTTGGCTATTTTACTGACAAAAATATTGAATTTGTATTAAACAAAAACCATAATAGTCATGATTCAATAAATGAGTTTTTAGAATTAAGTACAATACACGACCATATATTAAGTAAGGCAAGTGAGAAAACGCTTATACAAACTCCACCCACTCCTTTTAGCACATCAACACTTCAGCAAGCAGCAAGTAATAGCTTACATATTTCACCTAAAGAAACTATGAGCTATGCGCAAAAATTATATGAAGATGGACTTATTACATATATGAGAACACCAAGTAAAGCTTATTGTCAAGATTTTATAGAACAATGTAAAGCGTTTATTAGTGTAAAATATGGTGCTTATTATGTTGCTAATTATGACGACTTAAAAGCGCTAACTTGTTCCACAACAACGTCTTCAACAATAGAAGAGGCACACGAGGCAATTCGCCCTACAAATATAGCACTTGAAACACTTGACAGTGCACATTATAGCGCAAAACACATTAAGTTATATAAACTAATATATACTAATAGTTTGGAAAGTGTAATGTCTAACGCTTGCTATAATCAACTTAATGTGTCTATTAGTGCGCCGCACGATTCATATTATAAATATAGTGCTTTAGAAAATACTTTTTTAGGTTGGAAAATTGTTAACAATAATAAGAATGAAGAAAAACATTATCATTATTTGAAAAACATTAAAGAAGGTATTATAGACTATAAAAAGATTATTTGTAAAGAAACATTAAAAGACTTAAAATCACATTATAGTGAAGCACAACTAGTTCAATTGTTAGAACAAAAAGGGATTGGGCGACCATCAACATTTTCATCGTTATTAGAGAAAATACAAGAACGTAATTATGTTAAAAAAGAGCACGTTCAAGGAAAAAAAATAAATAGTACTGATTATACTTTGATTGAAGACATTATTACTAAAGAAACAAGCGCAAAAGAATTTGGTAATGAAAAAAATAAATTAGTCATTACACAGCTTGGAATAATTAGCATTGAATTTTTAATAACACATTTTAATAAGCTATTTGACTATGAATATACAAAATTGATGGAAGACGACCTTGATAAAATTGCTTTAGGGGCTAAAGCATATTATGAGTTAACTAGTGAATGTACTAGTTTGATGAATACATTAATTGAAACAAGCAATTTAAATAATAATGACTTGACAAAGACTAGTGAAACTATTAACAAACTACAAATTGCACTAGATGACAAACACACATATATAATAGGGAAAAATGGGCCAACGCTTAAATATACAAAAGAAGATGGAACATTGGGATTTTATGGAGTAAAAAAAAATATTGACATTGACTTATTAAAAGCGGGTCATTACACTTTAGAAGACGTGTTAGAGACCACACAAGAGTCAATAAAAAATTTGGGGCTTTATAAAGAACAGCCTGTTTATTTAAAATACGGCTCTTATGGTTATTATTTAGAATGCGGAGAGTTGCGAAAATCTCTCGCTAGTGTTAAAATAAATGTTCCTTTTAAAGAGTTAACGCTTGAAGATGCTATTACTATATTGGAAACATGTGACCCAGCTTCAAATAGTTTGGTGCGCCATATTTCAAATAGCTTGTCAATTAGAAAAGGAAAATATGGTGACTACATATTTTATAAAAGTGAAAATATGAAAAAACCGCAATTTTTAAAATTACAAGGCTTTAATATTAATAGTGATACTAATTATATGAATTGTAGTCTTGATACATTAAAATTATGGATTAAAGAAAAATATGGTATTTAATTACATTAAATACCTAAGTATATTATATATATGATTGATTTATAAATGAAAAAAATAATATTATGGCAAATAAAAATAGTACAAATAATAGTTTGTTTTTTTTATAAAGAGCTAAAAACCTAGATTTCATATATTAACTATAAACTAACACTATATTTTATAGTTTTTTATATTATATTATAATATAATAATAATGTTAAAAAAACTTGCGCTTATTGCTTCATTATTACTAATATTAGACTTAACATATTTATTTGTGTTTAAAGATTTTATGCTGCCTATATTCAAAAAAATACAAAAAACAGACCTCAAAATTAGATTTGTTTCTGCCTTAGCATGTTATATATTATTAGTTAGTGGATTATATTATTTTATAATAAGAAAAAATGCACCTGTTAAAGATGCCTTTTTATTAGGTGTGCTAATAAACGGAGTTTATGAAACAACAAATTATGCTTTTTTTAATGAGTGGTCGCCACTTTTAGTGTTAATAGACACATTATGGGGTGGTATTTTACTTAGCACAACCACATTTTTATATTATAAAATAACTAACTAATTTAATTAGCGCGTTGAAAACGTACTTGATTCCAATAATCAAACGCATTACTATAAAGAGCAGCATAGCTAAGTCTGGCAGTTTCCCGATTATGTGCTTCATTGTTTTCATTAATAATAGCATTAGCGTCAACACTTATGATATTAGGGTTAGCATTTATAACATTTGGGTCAACATCATAATTATTAAGAGCATTAGCATTTATAACATTACTATCATCATTTATAGGATAAGGTTCGTTACTTATAAGAATACCACTACTATCATAAACTCTTCCATAATGACGTGCTAACATTCTATTAATTTGGACTTCATTGTTAGGTTGAAGAATAGCTTGATTAATAGTTTCATAATTAGGGCTAGCTGTTTGTGTTCCTGTATTGTGTATATTATATAAGCGTTGTAGTCCATTTACTAACCTTAAATATGTATGTTCATCAATGTGTGAAGAAATAGTATCTAAATCATCAATCATAGTATGCATAGTTGATAAAAATTCTTGACTTTGTGGTGCGTTAATACTATGACCTGTCATAGATTTAGTATAAATATTAATGTTTTCATAAAAAAATTAGTTATCAATTTTTTTAAGCATTTTTTATAAGATATATTTAGTAAAATATATATTAGTTTTAAGAAGTAATATATATGCGTTTGTTTAACTACTTCTCTCAAACTAAATTGTTTATTAGTCTTTTATTACAAAGAAATTATAATTCTGTTACTCGTGTAATGCCTTCAAAATATTATTCTATAAAAACTATAAAACAATATTATTATAACAACAATATATATTATGACTTATATAATGATTTTTGTAACTGTAGTGAAGAATGTAATTTAAATAGTTTTAGTATTTTTAATAATTTAAATTATACTAAATATAACAGTCTTAGCGCAGAACACATATTTCCTCAATCATTTACAAAACATTATAGCAAGGCAAATAAAGACATGCACAATATAGTTTTAACAAATTATTATACAAACAATTTACGTAGCAACAAGAAATTTGCTCATGACGCTGATAAATCAAGAGCTCATAAATTTTATGTTCCATGTAATTATTCTCGTGGAACAATTGCCAGATCACTTGCATATATGAAATATAGTTATCCATTATTAAATCTCTCAAATGTTATAGACAATAACATAATAGTGGCTTGGAATGAGTTATATCCACCAACAGAACTTGAACATATAAAAAACAATATAGTATTTAAGTATCAAGGCAATAAAAATATATTTATTGACGATTATAAAAAGCTTAACTTGTTTATTAACAATAATTATAATTTATAACAATTTATATTTATAAAACTTATTATTCAAATTCTGCCGTTGACAAATCAACTCGACCACTAGGTTTTGGAGTTAATACAACTATTTCATTACTGTCATTATTATCATTAATATCAATAATATTAAAATCTATTGGAATCAATTTATCACCTTTAACTCTACTAAGAGCTGATGAACTTTCAATCAGTTTTGTATATGTATTGTAAGACTTTTCAAGGAAGTCTTTTGCGGGAACAGGTCTATTTTCACGATTTAATGATAATGTTTTAAATATATCAACTGAGAGAAGATAATAATCACGTTGACTTATCATATCATTTTCAAGCCGTTTTTGTATTCCAAAATATAACTCAATAGAGCCGATAATACCGCAAGTTAAGGCTATTAAAGAAGTTGATAAACTGATTGTTCCTTGGTCGGCATACGGCTGTAGACCAACAGCTATTATGCTGTTTGCCCCATTTAATATAATAACCGGTAACCTGTAATACTTTAATGTAGACTTTAATTCAAAATAGCGTTGCTTATGTAGTTTGTTTAATATAACGCAATTTATTCTAATATTATTTAGCACGGCATCAATATCATCCGTCCATGTATTAGTATTCATATTCACGTATTATAATATGTTAATATATTAAAAATTACAAAATAGTTTATTTTAAAAATTGAAATTAGTAATTATTAATACTTAATAATTATTTATTTATAAAATAGTAACACACTATGAAGGACATTAATAGTCAATTTATTAGCATTATTTACGGTCCTATGTTTTCTGGAAAAACTACTAAATTAGTTGAACTGTATAACTTATATGTAAAAATTTACGGAAAAGACAAATGTATTGCAATTAATTATGAGCTTGATAATCGTTATGGCGAAAACGTTATAGTTAGTCATAATAAACAATCTATTGAATGTTATTGTGTAAAAAGTATGGAAGAGTTTATTACGGGTGAAACATATAATATTATTTTAAATGCACAATACATTTTTATAAATGAGGCACAGTTTTTTGAATCTATTGATAAATGGGTTTTGTTTTTAAATGTTAATTTAAAAAAAACTGTTATTTTATGTGGTCTTGACTTAGATTATAAGAGAGATAGTTTTGGAACAATGATGAATTTAATTCCTTATGCTTCTAAAATATATCCACTAAATGGACTATGTCATAATAGTGAAAATGGACTATGTAATGGACTATCGCGCTATAGTCATCGTATTGTTAATAGTGATACACAAATATTAATTGGAATACACGAATATGTGCCTTTGTGTGAAGATTGCTATAATGCTTTAACGCACTAATGGAGCAAATTCTTTGCTTACTTGATTGATACTTAAAGTCAATGATAAATTAGCATTTTGTAAATTTACAAGCATATTATTATGGTATCTAATCTTTATTTTTAATTTTGCTATTTTTTCAATAGGTGGTTTAAAATAGCTCACAGTAGACGAAATCTCATGATCTAATAAAGCAGTATTAATACCACTGTTTGCTGGATGAAGTGGAATTTTAGCAAATGCTGAATTTACAATCCCGCTATTAGAATTATTATAGTTATAAGACAAATAAGGTTTTAAATCATCACATTTATTATATTTTTCCAATTCAATATATATATTTTCATTAGCATCTAATGTATGTGGATAAAGAGAACTAATAACACTTGCACTACTAGTGTCTATCCATGAAGTATTTGCATAGTCAAATCTTAAATTATTTGAAGTATCAATAGATTTTGAAGTGTAAGTTTTTTTATCAAAACCCAATATATATCCTAAACCCCAGTTGCTATGTTGCGAATATACATTAATATTTGTTACACATGAAGAAGAGTAAGTCAATTGTTTATCAAATTTTAGTTGAAAAAAACCAGCATTAGGAATAGTATGAGTTTCTGTAATTCCATTTGGACGTGTGTGTATATGATTATCAGTATGACCAAAATAAAATTTACGACTTACTTTATTGTAAGCTACAACAAAATCCGCATTTGCGTGACCAGTGTTATAATTTATTTTATTTTGTAAAGAACTTCTTAAAGCTTCAACATCATAATATCCATCTTCTAATGTTATTATATATTCTCCTATTCCAGATATGTCTATTGCTAATTTGTTATTTTGTAAATAATCACTAATATTATATATAGGATTTGGTAAGACAATATTTAATAAATTTAATGATTGAACGTTATTATATACTTGTGGGCATGTTATTTCAAATTCAGATGAATTAGGCCATTTTGCTATATCGCGATCATTACTGTCAATAAATAAAATTTTACTATCTATTGAATAGCTAAAGTTAATATTATCTGAATATGAAGTCATTAGTACTTTATATATATTACTATTTATATAAATTTATACTAATAAATTTATACTAATAAAGTTATACTAATAAAGTTATACTAATAAATTTATACTAATAAAGTTATACTAATAAATTTATACTAATAAAGTTATACTAATAAATTTATACTAATAAAGTTATATAATATTATATTATTATAATAACTATGCCAGCAACAGAAACAGAAACAGAAACAAGAACAACAGCAGCGGGAGCAACAAGACCACTAGGGCAACAACAAGCATCAACGAAAAAACAATTTGACGCTAAATCGCCTGATGCCTTAAATATATTTGGTATTGGAATCAGTAGCAATAATAATTTGGATTTGTTAAATCTTATAGTATTAGCTTGTGCGGGAATAATGATAAAAATATTTTTTAAAGAAAATTATTCTAAATTAGGAAATATTGGACCAGCAACTACAACAATATGGGGTTATGGTTTAACTGGATTAGCATTATCAATTATGATTTTTGTTGCAATATCATATACAAATATAAACAAAGATGATAATAGCTTGTTTGGGACTAAAGTTAATTTATATGCTAGTTTAGGAATGGTTACACCAATAGTTGTAACTTTATTAGTAATAATATATATAATATATTTGAATATAATATTTTTTACTAGAATAAATAGTAATAAAGTAACACCTGATTATCATACATATTCATTTATGTCGTCTACATTATTATTAGTGCAAATAGTTTTAATAAGTAATTATTTATTAAAAACATTAAAAAAAACAGACCCATCAGATGATACAACTATTGAGTTAACAAAAATGTTGACATATATATTGTCTGTTGTTAATATTGTATTTATAGTAATGATACATATTAGTTTAGTCTTTTTTTCAACAGATGAAACTACTATTTCCACAGTTTAGTGTTAATAAAATTGTAAATATTTATTTACAACTATAAATTTAAAAGTTAATCCAATTGATTCTTTAGACTCCCATAATCCAGAAATTTTTAAAATCAAATACTTATGTTTTGTGGTTACTGTATTTATATTATCACACAATATATCATTAGTCTCATTAAAAACAAATCTTAATGACTTATTATCATATATTTCTTTAAACCTAAATAGCTTAGTTTTCGATGAATTTAGTAATTTTAATAAATATTCTTCAAGTGCTATTAGTTTATTAAATACATCAAAATTCGCATTATTTTTATTAAAACTAATAGAATCATTTTCTATTACACTATTTGTTAATTCAAATATAGTAAATATACTAGATAATACTACTATATTAGTGGAATATAGTAATTTGTAAAAATAATTATATTGAAGAACACTATTTTTTACAGGTTCATTTAAAATTATAGCCTCATAATTTATACTCTCTAATGGTTCACAAATCATAATATTTACTCTAAGTGTTAGTATAGTAATTAGTATTAGTTTTAATTTATTTATATAATATATTTAAACAAAAATCACTTTTATTGCTATTGATTGCTATTGATTGCTATTGATTGCTATTGCTATTGCTATTGCTATTTTAAATAATAACCTTTTTTATGTCTTGAAGCATAACAATTATTAGCATAATGTCCTGTTCTACCACAACGAAAACAACAATCTTCATCTTCATCTTCATCTTCATCTTCGTCTTCATCTTCATAACTGCTTTGTTTTTTATATCTTGAATTACAATATTTACTATGAGCTTCACATTTGCTTTTTTCTGTAAACTCTTTATTACAATTGCAACAAACCCATAGTTCATCGTCTTCGCTAAGTGTTTCCCAACCATCGTCATCACTGTTAACGCATGTATTGTTTTTACTTGAATCACACTCTTTTGCAAAATGACCTTCTTTACCGCAAATAAAGCATTTATTATTTGTACTATTACTCATATGTTGTAAAAAGTCTAATGTTGTTTTATCTAAATTTACTTTCACAAATGACCCACCACGAACATTGTGCATTCCATATTTATCCATATAAATTCGTGTATATTTGTCTTCATCATAATCACTACAATTAGGTATAATTTTTATTACTTTTAGCGGTCTATATTTTTGTGTCCATGCACAACCATTCCCATTGCAATGATTTTCCAATCTAAATTGCAAATTGTCTGTTTTGCCTACATAATATTTTCCTTGTTCTAACTTGAGAACATATATATTAACCATTTTATTGCTTGTTATTAACTTTGTATATAAAATGACTTGTATATAAAATGACTTGTATATAAAATGACTTGTATATAAAGAATGTTTTAGTCAATTTTTTACTATTTTATTCAATTTAATAAAATAGTACTATAAAATAGTAAGTTATTAATATTTAAATTAAATTTAATAAACTAAAATAAGTATGACATCATTAAAAAAAAGTTATTGTGAAATAATAAACGACAATAGTGTATATAGTTTTAACAAAGAATTGTTGGCTATAATAAATGATGAAAACACTAATGTTTCTAAATTTGATAAATTTAGCAACTACATTTTTTATGGTCCTCCATGTTCTTATAAATATAAGAGTGCTTTAAAATTAATTCAATATTTTAGTCCTAGTAGTTTAAAATATGAGAAAAAATTATATATAAGCGTGCCTAAAACTGAGTTCTACATAAAAATTAGTGATATACATTATGAGATTGATATAGAAAATTTTATTTACAATAGCAAAAGTTTGTGGAATGATATATATAATATTATTTATAACTCGATTGCCTCTTCTGATGTAAAAAAAGGCTATATTGTGTTGCGTAATTTTGATAAAATTAATTGCGACTTACTAGATTTATTATATAATTATATGCAAAGAGAATTGTTTTCTAGCATATTAATTCGATTTATTATAATAACAGAATGTATTAGTTTTATACCCGATAAAATTATTAATGTATCAAAAATTCTTTATTTTTCAAAATTAACTAAAAAAAATATATATGCATTATCCAATAAAGCAAACAAACAGTTTTTTAAATCACAATCTCTCGAATACAAGTCTCTAGAAGACAAAATTGCGAAAAAAAATAATGACCCCACATTAGATTTAGAAAGTCTTATATATAAAGTAAATAATCCAAATATATATAGTATATTAGATATTTCTAATAACATTAATTATATTGAACATCATAAATCTATATGCGAAACATATATTAATACATTAACAAGTAATAATTATAATATTAGAACTATAAGAACACTATTATATGATATATTGATTTATAACTTGAATTGTCAAGAGTGTTTTTTTTATATAATACAAAATTTAATATTAAGAAAAATTATTAATGTTAACACTATAGGTGACCTAATAATACACAGTTTAATATTTTTCAAAAATTATAATAATAATTATAGACCCATCTTTCATTTAGAAAGTTTTACATTATATTTAATAGAGCTAGCAAATGAAAATAAGTGATGCTATTGTTATTTTGAATATACAAAATTACAATATAACAAACATTCAACATATTAGTTATAATGAACTAAAAAAGCATTATCATATACAAGCATTACTTTATCATCCTGATAAAAATAGTAATACTGAAAATTCCACATTAATATTTCAAAATATTAATTGTGCGTTTAATTTATTAAAAGGACTAATAAGAAAGGATGACTTAAATGGTGATGACTTAAATGGTGATGACTTGAATGGTGATGACTTAACTAGTGAAAACATAGACAATTCTTATACTAAGCTGTTAATTAGTTTTATAAATTATGTTATAAATTATTATAGTAACAATAACAATAATGAATCAAATTTAGAGGATTTAAATTTAGAAGATTTAAAATTAGAAGCAAATAAACATTTAATTATAGTTATAGAAGCATTATTTTCTAAATTATCATTAACAATATTGGAAGATATTTATTTAATATTACTAAAATTCAATGCTAGCTTATTACTAACAAATAAGATTATTAATATTATTAAAAAAATTATTGTTAATATTTTAGAGAAAAATGCTATATACATAATCAATCCTACTATTTCAAACTTGTTAAATAGTGATATTTATAAGTTAACTATAACTAATGAATATGTATATGTTCCATTATGGCATAATGAGTTAGCATTTGAAAATGCTATTATTAAAATTTATCCATTATTGCCTAACAATGTATATATAGATGGTAGTAATATTATTCATTATACTTATAAAAATAAATTTAGCACCTTATTAGAAAATATTGCCACTAATGTTAATAGTTTAACTATTACTATAGACAATAACGATTATAGCATTATTATTAGTAATTTAAAGCTGGCTAAGTATCAAACTTATATACTAGAAAACCAAGGAATTCCTTGCATTAATAGTAATAATATATTAGACAATAGTGTTAAAAGTGCTATTGTATGTCACATACATTTAGACTGAATGTTAGTTATTTTTATATTGTTTTTAAAATAATATAAAAATATGAAACTATGAAACTATGAAACTATGAAACTATGAAACTATGAAACTATGAAACTATGAAACTATGAAACTATGAAACTATGAAACTATGAAACTATGAAACTATGAAACTATGAAACTATGAAAAAAAATATGCTGTTTTTAGTTTATAGACTATTGATTATAAATTATAGATTTACTTCTTAACAACTCGCTTCTTTTTTGGCGCATCTTCAACTGCGACTTGCTTTACTTGTTCATCAGTTACTTCATTTTTTGGGTCATCCTTTAGGTCATTCTTTACTTCATTCTTTAGGTCATCATTCTTTACAACTACTTCTGGAACTTCTTCATCATCACTGTCTGGAACTTGTGTAATACTTTGAACAACAACTGGTTCGTCGCCGTCATCATTATCATCATCATCTGCTTGAATTGCGCTTGTTAGCTTTTCCTTGTCTTTATCAGATAGCACAATATGGCATTTACCGCTTAAACTAGTCTTTGGTTTAACTACTGCTTGAAATAGCTTCCAAGTTACACCAAATTTACCATTAGCTACCCAAATGCCACCACATTGAATAATAGTTGCTACGTTTGATCCTTTTCCAATAAGTTCATTAATAGACACATTGTCATCATTTGGAAATAGTAAATTACGATTTTCACTATAAATTTCAACATTCTTAAATAGTCCTTCCCAATAAGGAATTTTAATCTTTAATGTTGGAGCGCGCGTTTTATCTGGCTCTTCGGTTGCTTTATCCTTTGGATACTTTAGCATAGAACTCCAAAGAGCATCAACAGCATCTGGGCTCATCTTTGGCTTGTTTAGCCACTCTTTACAATTAGTAATAGCATCATTCTTAATACGCATTTCAAGTTCTTGCATATTTTTAAGAAAGGCATCACATTCTGGATTATTATATTCATCATTTGGAAACTGAAGCGCTAAGTCATATGACTTCTTTTGTGTATTATCATCAACATACTCATTTACACCCCACGTTAACATAAGTGGTGTTTGTAAATATAGCGCTTTCTTGTTTGATTTGTTAAGAATACCAATTGATTTTCCGCCGCGTTCATTTAATTTTGCCTTGGTATACACAAAATCAGTAGAAGCATTGAAATCATTTGACATTACAATAGTCGCCATAGCTAATAATATAATACTAATAATAGTATTGTTATTTTCTTAAATCAATTTTTTTTATTATTTATTTTTTATTTTTATTTTTTATTTTTATTTTTTATTTTTTATTTTTTATTTTTCATTT